GAAATGGCTACACTGGTATTCGTATTTCTACCCACGCGATTGAATACGCTATTGCCCAATACGGCAACATCTCGGACGCTATTGCTTACACATACCAACAAGAAGGCCATGCCTTTTATGTGCTGACATTCCCAAGCGGCAACGCTACATGGGTTTATGACGTATCAACGCAAGCATGGCATGAACGTGCTGGCTTTGATAACGGTGATTTTATGCGTCACCGTAGCAACTGCCAATGTAACTTTGGTGGCAATATCATTGTTGGCGACTTTGAAAACGGTAACATCTACACGTTTGACTTGGATGTATACGCCGACAATGGCGGCATCCAAAAGTGGTTGCGGAGCTGGCGAGCGTTGCCGACTGGCCAAAACAACCTCAAACGCACCGCGCACCACAGCTTGCAATTAGACTGTGAAACAGGCGTGGGGCTGAATTTATACCCTGCATACGACAGCGAAAATATTGACACTGAGTCAGGGTTAGATCTTGTGGCCGAATATGTGCAGACGTTTTTGGCGACTCAATCAGGCGTTACATTGACCACTGAAGCAGGCGATGGTTTTGAACCTTTAGGCCAATACGAACTGTCGGATACCGACATTACTGGGTACAACTTAGTCACTAACTCATACCTTGCTGCACCAGGCTATGACCCCGAGGTCATGTTGCGTTGGTCGGATGACGGCGGTCACACATGGAGCAATGAGCATTGGTCACCAATTGGCAAAATTGGTGCGTATGGCCACCGAACCTTTTGGCGCAGGCTTGGCATGACGCTCAAGCTGCGCGACCGTGTATACGAACTCTCAGGCACTGACCCCAACAAAATAGCCATCATGGGCGCAGAATTGATCTTAAGCCCGACCAATTCTTAATCATGGCCACCAGTCCAAACGCCACCCAGATCACGCCTCCACGGGTGCCGATTATTGATCAGCGAACTGGTGCGGTGTCGCGGGAATGGTATCGGTGGTTTTACAGTCTGTACAACATTGTTGGTGGTGGGCTTGGCATTATTCCGGTAAGTAGCGGCGGCACAGGGTTATCCACTATTCCAACCAACGGCCAACTGCTGATTGGTAACGGCACAGGGTATACCCTAAACACTCTTGGCTTTGGCGCAGGCATTTTGGTCACCAATGGTGTTGGCACAATATCAGTAGCTAATACGGGTGTGTTGTCAAACATTGCTGGCACAGGTATATCAGTGTCCGGCGCAACAGGCAACGTGACAATAACCAACACTGGTGTGCTGTCGTTCTCAGGCGGCACGACCGGCTTAACGCCTGCTACAGCAACCACAGGCGCTATCACCCTTGCAGGCACCTTGGGTATTGCCAACGGCGGTACAAACGGTTCTTCAACGCCTGCGGCTGGCGCTGTACCCTACGGCACGGGAACGGCTTATGCATTTACTGCGGTTGGCACAGCAGGCCAAGTGTTGACCAGCAACGGCGCTGGAGTGCCCACATGGACGACAAATGCCGGTGGAGATGTCACAGGGCCAGCGTCATCGACTGACAATGCTATTGCAAGGTTTGATGGCGTTACTGGCAAAATTATCCAAAATTCTGTCACTCTTATTGATGACACTGGCAATGCTAGTGGTATCTTGTCTCAACAATTTAGCAATGGCTCTGCCGTCACTCTTGCCGCAGGAAAGATGTGGTACGACGGTTCTACAGGCGCTTGGAATTTGGGCATGGGTAATGGCAACATTACTCAGCAAGTTGGCGAAGAAATATTTGTTTACGGCAAAGCGTCTGCCGCTATTACAGACTCACCTCTGCAAATTATTTACCATACAGGTGTTGTTGGGGCTAGTGGCGTTATTACTTTTGCCCCTACGATTGCAGGAATTACAGATAGCAATGCGATTGTTGGTGTAGCTACCGAATCTTTGGCTCTTAATGATTTTGGACGGACTACTGTTTTTGGGACAGTGCGTGGAATTACAACTAACGGTAGTGCTTTTGGAGAAACTTGGGCAGATGACGATCCCATTTGGTACAACCCAGTAACGGGTAACCCGACCAAAGTTGAACCTGTTGCACCAAACATTAAGATACAAGTTGGCTATGTAATTAAAGCTGGCGCGGGTGGGTCTGGTTCTTTTCACGTTGAAATTATTCGCGGCTCTAAACTTGGTGGCACAGACTCAAATGTAGAGTTTGGCACATTAGTTAATACTGACTTGATCCAGTACAGCACATCATTAGGCTATTGGACAAATGTCACGCCAGCGTCGGTGATTAATGCCTCTGGCGGTGCGCCGGTCACTAAGACTGCCAACTTTACAGTAGCGGCCAGCGAAAACTGGCTGATCAACAACAAGTCTGGCTCGACCTGTACGGTGACTTTGCCGACAGCGTCTAGCTGGACGGGTCGGGTTTTGCGGTTTCAGAACTACCAAATCCAAGCAGTTGCATCGGCGTCGTCAAATGTGGTACCTTTGACCGGCGGTGCGGCGGGTACGTCTATCTTGTTGGCCAGCTCGGGCGACGCGGCCACGCTGGTGTCTGACGGCTCCAACTGGTTGATGACACAATATATACCTAACAACATCCTTCTTTTGGAGTAACTGATGATCCATCACCATTTCAGCTCAGGTGTGTATGCTAAAGAAATGCGGATGCCAGCAAACTATTTGCTGCTACACCATAAGCATACGTTTTCGCATTTGTCTATATTGGCTAGCGGATCAATAGAATTGATTATTGATGGCGAAAAGAAAGTTATCCATGCTCCTGCCTGCTTGACTATTGCGGCGGATAAGCATCACGGCGTAAAATCGCTCACAGACGTGGTTTGGTATTGCATCCATGCAACAGACTGTACAGACGAAGACAAGATTGATGAAGTTTTGACAGAACCGCATGATATGGCGCAAGTAATGTCAATTGCACAAAATTTAGTTAAGGAGAATTAATATGGCCGCATGGATGCTTCCCGCCGCAATTATCGGCAGTTCACTTTTTGGTGCGGATGCAGCTAGTAGCGCTGCCGATACACAAGCCGCAGCAGCAGATCGTTCTGGTGCGTTGCAACGCGAAACCGCTAAAGAACAGTTAGCGCTTCAAACGCGTATGTACGAAGAAAACGTAGGGCGGCAAAAACCTTTCTACACCGCTGGCGTCAATGCGTTGCCTGAATTAGTTCAAGCGTCTAGGTACACGCCATTTAGTATGAAGACTTTCCAACAAGACCCAGGCTACGCATTTCGGTTGAAAGAAGGCCAACAAGCACTTGACCGATCTGCCGCAGCTCGCGGTGGCTTAATTTCTGGCGCGGCGTTAAAAGCCGCGCAACGCTACGGTCAAGAAATGGGTAGCCAAGAATACATGAACGCTTTTAATCGCTATCAGACTGAACGTGCAGCACGTCTGCAACCCTTGCAATCGTTGACTGGTATGTCGCAAACAACCGCTAATACACTTGGCACTGCGGGGCAAAACTATGCAGGCAGCTCGGCAAATATTGCCGGAAACATGGCAGCTAATGTTGGTGAAGCGTACCAAGGCGCTGCTAACGCTCGCGCGTCTGGATATGTAGGCGGCGCAAACGCGTTGACCAGTGGTTTAGGTACATACTTAAATTACCGCCAAGGAAATAATATGCTTGATGTATTTCGTGGTGGTGGCGGTGGGTATGGAGCACCTGCGGGCTATGGCACAGTAGTGCCTGGCGATTATTCATCCATGCAAGGATAAATTATGCCCATCGATCCTAGAATTGCTCTTGGCGTTCAGCCACTTCAAGTTGCCGACCCAATGGCAAGATATGGTCAAATGCAAAACCTTTTGGCATCGCAATCTCAACTGCGTAGCGCTGAAACTCAACAACAAGTGTCGCAAATGCAACTTGATCAAATGCGCCGCGATGAAGCCACGCTTAAACAAATTCAAGCTAAAGCCGTACAGGGTGGTGGCCCTAGTGACTTAAATAAAATTGCCGAAGCGTATATCAACTCAAGCAACCCTAAGTTTGTTGAGTTTGGTGTTGGCTTGCGTCAGAAGCTAGATGAGCAGGCAAAATTTGCCCAAATTATGGGCTTAGGTTTCGCTTCAACGCCAGCTATGCCTAGTGTTGCGCCTGCGTCTGGTGCTTTGGGTTCAGGCACGTATGACCCTAACGCCCCAGTATCTGCGCCAATGTCTACGTTAGCGCAAAGATCAGCTACAGGTACGAACTTACCATCCATTGGCGCAACCAACCAGTTGGCACCAGCGCCTGCGGCTCCTGTCAATCGGCTTGCACCTGGAGTAGACGTAAGCGCTTTGCGCCGTAAACGCGATGCTCTTTTGGCTATGGGTACAAACCAATCAATTGCGGCGGCGCGAGCCATGGACGCTGATATTGCTTTGGCGTCCAAAGAACCGGCATATCAAAATGTTGCCGGCGTGGGATTAGTTGACCCTCGCGATGGCCGCGTCATAGTGCCATCGGTCGAATCTACAGACCCTGTCGTTAAACAATACGAATACGCTAAAGGCCAAGGTTTTGTGGGCACACTGTTTGAATTCAAGCGAAAACTTGCTGAAGCTACGCGCGCGCCTGCTCAACCTCGTGCAGAGCAACCTCCTGTTGCGGTTATTGGGCCAGATGGTAAAGAAATTTATGTTACTCGTGAAGAAGCATTAACTAACCGAATGTCGCCCGCAGGAAAATCAGCATTAACAGAATCTCAAGGTAATGCAGCCATGTTTGGTAGTGCTATGGCACAAGCTCAACAAGTGCTAACTCAAGCAGAAAGAGAAGGCACAACAACTGGAGCTGGCACAGTTAATTTGGCTCAAGGAATTGTCAAGTATGTGCCTTTAGGCGTTGGCGATAAGTTGGTAAATGACATTTATGCGTTAGCGGTAAATGATCCAACCAAACTGTTTGGGCCTGATGTGAATCAACAAAAAGTTGGTCAAGCACAATTGGCCTTTGCTATTGCTTATTTGCGTAAAACGTCTGGCGCTGCTTTTGGAGCATCTGAAGTTGCAAATACGATTATGGAATATTTTCCATCTGTTGGCGAAGATAAAGCAGTTGTAAAGCAAAAAGCAGAATCAAGAAAAAGAGCAATTGCAGGCATGAAAATGGGTGCTGGTCGAGAAGGTGCAAAGTTTATTGAACAATATGAATCACCTTCTGGTGGTACATCAGGTTCAGGTGCAAGCGCATCCGATCCTTTGGGCTTGTTCCCTGCTAAAAAACCATAGGCGGTTGAAATGGCAACACTTATTGAATTTCGCCAACAAAATCCTGAGTACAACAATGTGCCAGACCTTGCATTGGCTGATGCGTTGCACCAAAAGTTTTATGCAGACAAGATTCCACGACCTGATTTTTTTAAAAAATTAGGTTTGGTGGGTGCCGATATACCTGGTGCAGAAAACGTCATAAGTTTGCCCAAGCAAGAAGTGTCCTTGCGTGACCGGATTATGGGTGTTGTTGAAACTCCAGCAATCATTGCTGGCAATATAGGCAAAGCAGTTGCAACCCCATTTGCTCAAATGGTTGGTGAAGCCTATGGTGGGTATGGAACTCCACAAGGCAAAGAAGCTGGCCAAGCTGCAGCTCAAGCAACTGCGGCTCAGTTTTATCAACCGCGCACAGAAACAGGCCCAGAAATTACTGGTGCAATTGGCAAGTTTTTGGGTGCTGTTCCACCCACACCATTGAGCAGTGCAGGGACGGCCTTGAGCACCCTTGCGCCTGCTGCAGTCAATCAGTTAAGCCCTATAGTCAGGCAGGCCGTTGCTCCTACTAGGAACGTGCTAGCAAGTGCCATGACACGCCAACAGCCAACCATGCAAGGCATGGGTGCTGCAAGCACTGCTGAAGACTTAATGCGGGAAGAGCGCCTGCAAAGATTGAATCTGCCTGCCACAGCTGGTGAGCGCACAAAGAACTTGGCGCAACAACAATTTGAGTCTGACATTGAGCGCGGCGCCATTTCTGGTGTTAGTGAAGGCAAAAAAGAAAAACTTATTGCAGAAATGAGTAGATTTAGAGAACAACAAAAAGAAGCCATTTCTAGAAAACTTGAAAGCATGACCAGTCAAACTGGCGCCGAGGTTGCAGACCCAACCCAAATGCGACAAGTTGGCAAACTTGTTGATGAAGCTGTGGTTAATGCGTTTGAAAAGAAATTTAATACATACAAGCAAGCCTATGCAAAAGCAGATACTGCTGGCGAAACTTTGCAAGAAGTTCCATATCAAAGCATTCTTGATTTCATAAATCAAAAAACACCAACAATGAGACAAAAGATAGATCCAATTTTGGATTCTGTTGCTGAATCATTAAAGATGAATGATCCAACCGGCAAAGGAACAATTTCAATTCGCGCATTGGAAGACGTATACCAAGAAGCTGGCAAAGTCAAAGGCTCACCTAATGCAAAACAATTAAAAGAACTTATTGACCAAGCTACTGAAGGCGCTGGCGGTGATCTGTACCGTTCCGCTAGAGCGCAGCGCAAACAGTTGGCTAGAGAATTTGAAAATGTGTCTAGGGTCGATAAATTGCTTGGCACCAAAGCTGGCTATACAGACAGGCAAATTGCTTATGAAGACATTTTTAAGCACGTTGTGCTAGATGGCAGTTTGGAAGAAATGCGAACCGTCACTACTTTGCTTAAAAAAGCTGGTCCACAAGGTAGGCAGGCATACGCTGAATTACAAGGCCAAACCATTCAGCACTTGAAAGACTTGCTCACAAAGGGTGATCAAATGTCGTTTAAGAATTTTAATACCGCGGTCAAGCAATTAGATTATGACGACAAGTTGGTTTATATGTTTGGCAAAAGAGGCCGTGACGAAATAGTTGATTTAAGGGATGCCTTAAAAGACATTTTGGTCAAGCAGCCTGGTGCCGTTAACTATCCAAATACCGGCGGCGCTGTTATGCGAGGATTAGAAGGGCTTGAAGCTATTAGATTGCCTCTTGCAAAACAAGCTGCACAATTTGAACGTGGAAGACAGACAACCAAGCGCCTTGAAGAGGCACTCAAGCAGCCAAACCAATTGGCAGCACCATCTAGATCAAGAAACAACCTAGCACCATGACTGACGATACCCCCACCAAAATAGCAGTACACGAAGCCGTTTGCGCTGAACGCTACGCGGCCATTGAGAAAGCCTTTATCGATGGCGACAGGCGCATGTCTCGGATTGAGTACTTGCTCTATGTTGTGATTGGTGCGGTGTTGCTCGGGCCAGGCTTTGTTGGCGTAATTGTCAATAAACTCATAGGGGCGTGAAATTGATCCGTTCACCGCAGCCCTTGCCGCCATTGCTGCAATTAAGCAGGCCGTATCTTTTTACAAAGACTGCAAAGCGGCTTCCAAAGATGTCACCAACATCACAATGGAGATTTCTGGTTACATCGGTAAATTTTTTGACGCCCACGAACAAGTCAAAACCGCAGCCGCAGAGCAGAAAAAGAATCCACCAAAGGGTAAATCACTAAAAGCCCAAGCCCTTGACAACATCTTTCAAGAGATGGAGCTGGAGCGCCAAGCTGTTGAATTAAGAGAATTGTTGATATACGGTGTTGACCCAGCTTTGGGGGCAGTTTGGACAAGGTTTCAAGATGAGTTTGAAAGGTTGCAGGCTGAACAAGAAAAGGAAAGGTTAGAGCAGGAAGCAAAAGATAGAATCGCACAATGGCAACGGCGAAAAATGCTAAACCAGCTTCAAGACAGGGCGCTAATAATCGGGGCGGTGATGATCGTTACCCTATACCTCCACCTCCTCTTCCAAGCAATCCGACAAATGACAATAACGAGATGGGGTTCTTGATTGCTTTTCTCAGTTTGGTCATTGTTTTTGCGATTCTTTTGCCTATCATGGCAATGATGTATCTTGACATCTTGGAAACAAAAGCAGAGACCAAGCGTCAGCAAGCGATAGTGCAAAGATTGATCAATAAAGCGGAGGAAAACAAATGATTCCAATAGTCGCATCCCTCCTCGGTAGCCTAGCCCAAAACGGACTAACACTACTCTCCAGCGCCATCCAAGCCAAAGGCAAAGAGGTGGTTGAAAAGACTTTGGGTGTAAAGATACCTGATGACCCAACGCCTGAAGACGTCAGCAATCTGCGCCAGCTTCAGTTTGAACATGAAGAGCGCCTGCTTGAGTTGGGCATCGAGAAGGCCAAGATGGAACTGGCCGAACTTGACCTGCTGGCCAAGGCCGCGCAAAACGACGCCGACAACATCACCGACCGTTGGCAAGCCGACATGAGCAGCGACTCTTGGTTATCCAAAAACATACGCCCCATGTCGCTCATAGCGATTTTTTTGGGATACTTTCTGTTCGCCATGATGTCAGCCTATGGGTACAACGCAAACGAGTCCTACGTCACCCTGCTGGGCAATTGGGGCATGTTGATCATGGGTGCCTACTTTGGTGGGCGCACAATCGAAAAACTTGCTGATATGAGGAAGAAATGAGCTTAAACACCGAACAAGCCGCATTCCTGCTGGATATGTGCAAGCTGATCCAATACGCCACCGACCAAGGCTTCCTAGTCACTGGCGGCGAGTTGGCGCGTACGCCCGAACAGCAAGCTATCTACTTCAAGACTGGCCGCAGTAAGACCATGAACAGCATTCACCTCAAACGCTGCGCTATGGACTTGAACTTTTTCAAAGACGGCAAGATCATTTGGGACAAAGCAATCCTTGCGCCGTTGGGCGCGTACTGGGAAACCTTGCATCCAAAGAATCGTTGGGGCGGCAATTTCAAAAGCCTAGTGGACTGCCCCCACTTTGAGCGCAACGTCTAATCTATATTTTCAAGATGCGCCAATACTACGGCAAACAAGATCAGCGTTCCCACACCAATAATGGCACCAATGACCAAAGCAATTACGGTTGCAATCATGTCTTTTCCTTGAAATCGTAAAACCAATCGTCCCCTGCGCTCCACTTGCTTGTGCCGTCTACTGTCCAAAATCTTTGGGCTGCCTGAAAGTCAGGAAACTTTGTCTCAGCAGGAATTAAAGACTGGTCATACCACAGGCATCTGTTGTTGGGCTGGCAAGCAAACTGACCGTTGTCTAACGCTATCCAGTTAAACGACTTGTGCTCCTCGGCCTGCTCTGTAAAGCCGGTGTCCAGCGCCATTTCATCAGCGCAAAAGTCCACGGTAAACAAATAACGACCAAAGTGCCATTCTTTGTCCTTACCAAAAAACTTTACGCCAAGGTTGCGTAAGCCAATCTTTTCAATGATGGTGAATCTGTAACCCATGCAATCCCAAAGTTGAAGCGTGTCAATGGTCAAGTCACCGTGATCTTCTTTCCACACGTACGCATGAATAGGTAGCTTGTCGTACAGCGCACCATATGCTGGCAGCAAGGACTCAATGCGGAACACCTGGCCTCGCAGGGCTTTGAGGCTTACCCAGATGGCTGGCTCCAACTCGCCATGCCCTTTGGTGAAGTTATATAAAAACTCGCGCCGCACAAAGCACTTTAAGGGCGGCAACGATGCCACAATATAGCTCATTTCAACACCTCTCTATATGCCTTGATGGCGTCTTTTAAATCGTTTTGCAACTGCTCAATATGGTCTTGTTGTTGTTGCATCTTGACGTAGGCTTCAGCCGCAAACTTGGCCAAGTTCTCATAACTCCATGTTTCAAACGCTGGCATCGCGCTTCTCCTGTAAAAGTTTTCTAAGCCACTTACTCGCGCCTAGCTTCAACCATTGTTCGTATTCGCTTTGCGTCACACGAACGCCAATAATTTTTCCTGCTTTTGTTAACTCACTCTTTGGTCTTGGCATGGGTGCTGCTCTCCTGCTCTTTTGGTTATAAAAATTAAATGACATTTAGTACAACGCCAAACTAAACCGTATTCAACTATGGTTTGCCCTCGGCCACGCAAGCGGCCAAAGAATGTTTTAATTGCTTCAATCATTTTTCCCCCATCGTTTACATAGTTCTTTTACTGTCTTACTTTTTTTCTTTTTCTCACACACCGCGCTCTTCGACGCCTCTTTTGCTTTGACTTGTAACTGCCAAGGCGTAAGAGGTTGTGGTGGGTCAGGAAACAACCCGTTGTACCCCACTGTGCCTAGCACTGCGCTGAGAATGAGCTTGTCAATCATGGTCGTTTAGCCTCCTGCAAAAGTTCAATACTAGCATATTGCTAGAATGGTAAACAATCCCAATCCCAATGCTCGCAATCAACTGATCCTTGCAACCAATCGTCTGGTGGCTTTGCTTGATACTGCCTGCACTGGCCGTCGTACTTGTTGCAGCTGGTGCAATTTACTTTAATTGCATCAAGGTCAGCCAGCTGCTTGGCTAAATGATCTTTGATGGCGTTCAGTTCAATCAAATTCATAGTCTTTTACCTCGGTGTATTTGCCGTTCTTGCGTGTCGCAATCCGGATGGGTGTTTGCAAATAGTCTTGGTCTTCCTGCAAAATTTCAATAGCATGGGCAACCGAATTGGGAAAACTTCTTAACTGGCTGCGATCCAACCACCAAACCACAGCTTTTTGGCTGGCATACCCAACGTGATCAAAACAAACCCATTCGCTGGCGCACTGCAATATGCCGCTGTAGTATTCAACCCTCATAGAGTCAGGCTTGCCCTCTTTGCGGTGGATGGCGTATTTCACCCTAGTCACGTCATGCCAAACCAGCACGGTCTCGGCCTGCGCGGATAACAGCGCAGCTAGAGATACTTTGGCATCCACCGGCTTGGCCTCCTCCTCGCGGATTGTGGCGCCACAGGCAGTGCAAATAAGCGCCTTGGCAGCGTTGCGCTCGCCACACTCAGGGCAGATGCTGTACGGTCCTTCGGTGTTGCCACCGGCCCGTTTAGCCCGTCCCTTAATGATGTCTACCGGCCCCAGGCGCTCGACCGTGTCGGTGAAGTCCAGCACCAAGCAATTCTCTTTGCCGTCAGCAATGCGGGTGCCGCGTCCCATGCCTTGGACGTACAGCACGGGCGACTTGGTTGGCCGGCACCAAATAATGCAATCAACGTCTGGCACGTCAAACCCAACCGACAGCGCCAGCACGGTAACCAAGCAATGAATTTGGCCAGACCGAAAGTCTTGGATCAAGTCTTGGCGCTCTTGCTTGGGGGTTTCCCCGCATACGACAGCTGCGGTAATGCCAAGGCCGTTAAGGTTGTCAGCCAAGCATTCAGCGTTGGCCACACTTGGTGTGAAGGCAATCCATTTGCGTCGCTGTGAGGCCATATAGACGGCTTCTTTGGCCACGTTCTCAAGGTAGCCGGCGACCACCGCGGATAGCTCGCCAACCTTATAGTCACCGTTAGCAATGCCGACCTGGCTGGCATCAATGCGAGTGGTCATCTTCTCGGTGGGCGGCACCAATGGCGCAATAAACTTTTGCTGCAGCAGCTCGCCCATGGTCACCTTGCTGGCCGTGCCGGTGAACAATGGATTGTCACCGTCGGTCAACCAAACCTGATTGCCCCTAAATGGCGTAGCAGTCATGCCAACCGTGCGAAAGTCGCACAGTTCACCCAATTTGGCCAAGAACGTGCGGTACATCCCTTGTGCCTTAGTGTCTACCAAGTGAGCCTCATCAATGATCACGGCCTTGATGTCACCCAACAGGTGGGCGCTTTTGTGGATGCTGCCAATGGTGGCCACAATCACGTCAGCTTGGTGTTGCTTCTTTCCTAAGCTGGCGCTGACAAACCCAACGTGGATGTCGTCCGGCAGCAGCGCCTGCAGCTTGGCCGCATTCTGCTCGGCCAGCTCTTTGCTGGGCACCAACACCACCGTGCGGGGGTGGTAGTCTGGCCACTGTGCCCACATTTGTCGCACGATCTCGGCGCAGATCACCGACTTGCCTGCTGCGGTCGGCAGCACCAGCAACGGGATGTCGCTAGCGTCTTGGTGCTTGGTCCACCAATTGAATAGATCGGTGACCGTGCGAGACTGATAGTCGCGCAAGATCATACGATTCTTCCATCATATTTAACGCGAATCTTCATCACATCTTCATGCACCAGCACGGCCTTGTCTTTGGCTGCATGAATTTCGGTGCTGGCTAAGTGCTTGGGGTTTACCTTGGGGTCACCATTGGTAAATTGCTGGCCGTCATCCAGCTGGTACACCACGGCGTCACCGTCCACGTCCACCGGCTTTGCAAGCCTGGTCAACAGGATTGGGATGTACCGGTGGTTCTCGCAGCCCTTGCGCTGTTGGTCAACGGTCAGCTCGGTCTGGTGCGATGCACAAGACCAAACAGCTTTGCCGGTCAGCTCGGGCGTTACATGGGCGCAAGATCGGCAGGTGGGTGTCGGTAGCTTCTCGCCATGGCAAATGCTGTGGTAGTCGCAGAATTTGCACTCGTACCAGGTCGGATCAGTGCTGATCCCCACAGGCGGCTCGGCAGCGGTAATGATGGCCAATGCCTTGTCTACAATTTCCTGCGCTGCCTTGGCGTCATACTCTAGGCGCTCGGTGTAAATGTCGTCGTTATCTTTGTTGACGACAATGTAAATTGCTCGGGTGCAACCATTTTTACCAAACTCAGCAATCGACCAGTGCATATATGATTGCATCTGCGCCCAGTGCTCGGGCTTGGCCTGCTTTACTCCGGATTTTTGCATTTCCCGAAAATACTTGTCGGATGCTGTTTTTATTTCCAGTATGTGCGGGGTGCTCGGTGCTTGGGGTAAGCCGGTCACAATGCCGTCGGCGTTGCCTCGAAAATGGTAGCCGGTGCTTGGCTCGCTCCAGCCAAACTGCTGACCAGTGGCTGGGTTGGCGTCATACACCTTGCAGCCAATGGCACGTAAATCAGCATAAACCCTTGGCTCTTGCAAATGGCCAGATTGAAACACTCGGTACAAGCGGCCAGAGAATTCAGCGGGTTTGGACCATCTAAAAGAATACCAATGCTGGCGCAAGCAAGGCTTGCCAATGGCGCTGGCGCCAAGGTAAGGGCGTTGTAGTTCGGCGCCATACTTTGCCTTGTAATGGGCAAAGATGGCGTCGGCCACAGGGTCCACAACAGATGCGGGAACTGCGGCCATGGTTTACTTCTTCGCCCAAGCGGGTGCCTTAGACACTGGTGCAGCAGCTGGTGCGTCGGCAGCGGCCACAAAAGCCACAGGGGTGCCACCGGCAGACTCATAGCCCTTAATGTTGTTGCTGGCCTGATACTGGCCTTGGGCTTCGCGCACCACCACCTTGACCTTGACCGGCTTAAAGTGCAGAGCTGCAGTGTCTTCCAGCTTGATCACGTTGACAGCGTGGCACAAGGCTGAGAGCTGGCTCTGAGCAATGCGCTGGGTGTCTTCGTTGGTGTGCTGGATGTTGAGGTTCTCCCAAACTCGGCGGCCCTTGTACTGGCCGTCTAAGATTTCAAAAGTCATCTTCAAGCCTGTGCCGTTGCCAGACTTTAAGGGTCCAACGTCGGACTCGGTGCAGTGGGCAAGGTAAGTGCCTGCAGGGATCGGGCCGGTTACGGCCTGTGGTGCAACTGTTGATGCGTCAAAAGAAAAGTGTGCCATTTTGTGTGTTTCCTAGTTAATGGTTGGACTGAAGATCAGGACTGTGCCGCGGTAAGCGCAGCCTGGAATGTCGGCCAGTCAAGCGACATATTGGTAAGGCCAAAGCGGTTACCACCGCAATGAGCTGGATGGGGTTCAACGTGCAGGATGCGCTCGCCGGTAGTAGTGGCCTTGGTTTCCTTCTTGGAAAAGCCTGCGTCGGTCTTGCTAGTAAAGATGCGGTAGCCGGCATAGCCAATGATGTCAGCCCACTCTTGGATCAGTCCAGCGGCCTTATCGTGTAGCTTCAAGACGTGGGAGTCATAGCCCTCGGTCAGCGGGTCTTCAATGCGCTTGATCTTGTCGTGAGCAATCAAGATGATGCCCATGCCCTTGGCGGCTCGCAAGACTTCCAAGCCAGACAACAGGTTGCGCCATTCTTCGGCTGCAGCCACATAGCCCTTACCAAAGCCTGGCGCCTCAATGTTCTTCCAGCCATTGGCCTTGCAGACGTGCTCTTGCACCATAGGTTCGAGCCAATCGAGCGAGTCAATGAACAGGGTTTTAAAGTCATGCTCACTGCTAATCAGTGTCTCAATGGCTGCATAGACTTCGGTCAAGCCGGTGGCCAAGGGAAAAGCGTTGGCGTCAACAGCGTCGGCGCCATCTTCGGTCAAGATGCCAATGGCGTTGGGCGCCATGGCGGCAAAGGTGGTTTTACCAATCTTGCCTTGGCCAACAATCACAATTTTGGGGGCACGTACACGGCGGGTTTTGGAGATGGACTTTAAGTCAAACATTTTTAGTCTTTCAAAGTGATAGAAGGTTTTGCGGGTTTACTGGTAATGAATTCGGCGGCTGCTGAATAGGACACGGGGTCTAGGTCGGTTAAGGCTCGCAAGTTTTTGAGTTCGACCTCGGCTTTCCAACGAAAGGCTCGCTGGGCGTTGGCCGGCAAAGTCTCATAGGCTGCAGACAATTTGTCGCTGTCAACCGTGCGATTGAGTTTCCAGACAATGCTGAAGTCTTCGTCATTGTGGGTACCTTCACCAGATACAGGTTTTGAAAAGAGGGAAAGCATCTTTTCTTCAATGTCAAGGCGGTCGGCCTTGGCTTTTTCTTCGGCGGCTTTGGCAGCTCGCAAGGCGGTGGCTAGTTCAGAGATTGTCATTTTGTTCCTCTTTGGTGTATTCAAGGGCGGTGGCTTCAAGGTCATCAACCAGGTACTGCAACAGTAAATGGGCGATGTCTACTTCACCAACGTAGGCGCTGGCGAGGGTGCATTCTGCAACTAGGTCAGGCTCATAGAGCAAGCCCATAGAGTCTTTAGATCCTGACTCGGCAGGGGTGTAGTCAAAGTGGCAGACTAAGTCAACACCTTCGCATTCAATGTTGATCTCAAGCATTCCATCTGGACAAACGGGCGCCATGTTCATGGTTGTGTGCTCCAAGCGGCCACCAGTGCGGCGGCGTTATAAGGGATGGGGGTAACGGTGGACAAGTACAGGCCCTTACCGCGTTGTTTACGGCCCCAACCGTCTGTTGCCTTAATGTTGCACAGCTCACGGCGCCTGACGGCGTTGTAGACGTTGTGGTGGGTAAAGCCAGCGTCAACCAGTTCTTGCATGGTGCGTGGCTCTTGGCAAAAGTCTTGCAGGTCGGTCATGTTGACCACCAAGCAACAAGGAGAGTGGCCAAACCAACGCCAATGGCGGTGGCTGCAAGGATGTCAAGGATTTTTTCTTTCATAATGTGCTTTCAAGTTAAGGGGGCCGTGGCCCCGTGGGTTTTGGTTAAGCTTCGGCTTTTTCGGCAAATAAGCGTTTGGCTTCGGTGCCTTGATCAATATAGGCGTCAGAGCCATAAGCTGGATCAACTTCAAACCAGCATGATGTTGTCAAAGCTTTGCCTAATGACAAAGCGACATTGACTCTAGCAGCTAACTCTTCAACAGTAGCTACGACATCTTGACGAATATCGGCAAAATTAGTTTCGCCAGTTTCTTCGCACTGAACAACTTCTACACCAGCAAAAGATTTTCTATGGCGAAAGCGGCGACCAGCTGCATTCTCAATTAAGACATAATATTTTTCAGCAATAAATGGGTGACCGTCACAAGCAGTGCCAGCTTGGTACAAATCAGATACTACGTATGCTTTAAAAGTTGTTGCGTTTGTCATTTTGTTTCCTTTGTGTTGTTGGCCGTTTGGCGTGATGTGCAGAGAACCTATTTCCCCTGCCCATGACCAGAATTCTAGCAAAAAACTAGATGTTTCTAGCGGTTTGATAGATTATTTTATAGGTGTTTTCCCTATACCCCTAGATTTATAGCGATCTGCTAGACTCAATGGCTTATGAGCACACAAATAACACCAGATGAGCGCCGACAACTGGCAGAAAAAGTTGGCATGAATGAGCAGTATCTTTACCAATGCTTGACCGGCAGGCGTGAAATGTCTGCTTGGGAGGCGGTACGGATAGAGCAGCAAACTGAGGGAAGAGTTAGCCGCAAGATGGTGTGCCAGGGCAGTTGGCAGTCGATATGGCCAGAGCTGGTGTCAGCTTGAATGAGTTGGCTTTATTCGCAGGCGCTGGTGGTGGAGTACTTGGGGGACATCTCCTTGGATGGAGAACAGTGTGTGCAGTCGAATGGGAACCTTACGCAGCTTGCGTACTTGTCGCCAGACAAAATGATGGAATTCTCCCGCCTTTCCCGATTTGGGATGACATTCAAACCTTTGATGGAGAGCCATGGCGAGGCATTGTTGACGTCGTTTCGGGCGGCTTTCCATGTACTGACATCAGCATCGCAGGACGGGGAGCCGGACTTGATGGAGAGCACTCCTCCATGTGGTATCACATGGCGCGGGTGGTTAGCGAAGTTCGACCACGATTCGTATTCGTGGAAAACAGCCCAATGCTCATTCATCGAGGACTCGGACGAGTCCTTGGCGACCTTTCCTGCCTCGGGTATGACTCGCGGTGGACTGTTATGGGAGCTGTCGATGTTGGAGCACCGCATCAAAGGGACAGAACGTGGATTGTGGCGAACTCCAGACACGGGGGGGGGGGACATCTGGCCTGCTCAAGCAGGGCAAGAATCATCGAGAGAATGGTCAGCCCATCCAGATCAGATTGGTGGACCAAGTGAACAATCCAAGATTATGGCCAACTCCAGTGGCCAGAATGCACAAAGACGGTGGAAATCCCTCGGAGTACAAGAGGAACGAGATCCCCCTAGCGGCACAGGCTGGTGGGCCATTGAACCCAACGTGGGTAGAGTGGCTGATGGGGTGGCCGCAAGAGTGGACAGACTTAAAGCCATTGGCAATGGACAGGTTCCAGCAGTGGCAGCAACAGCATGGAAATTACTAAGTGAAAGAATTTAATGACTAGCCTTACAACAATATTCCCAAACGGCTTTGCAGCTGCCACAGCATCGACTGACCTAGTAGATCCTGTTGAGAGCTTTCGCCGGCATTGTGAGGCTGCAGGCTTAACCATCAAAGACTTAATACCTGATGGCGAGATCCACAGGGTGCCTCACGTGTCGTCGAAGAAGGGTGCATTAGATGGTTGGTACATATTGCATACCACCGGCAAGATCCCTGTGGGGGTCTGTGGCTGTTGGAAGGAGCCTACGTTTGAGGCCAAGTGGGTAGCAGACACTGGGCGGGGCATGAGCTTTAGCGAGAGGTTAGAGCATGACAAGTGGGTGGCTGAGTTCAAGGCCAAGCGAGAGGCTGAACGGTTGGCGTCGCAGGCATTGGCTGCAGACAGGGCAGAGGAGGAGGTTGGGACGTATACAGATGCCAGCGCAGATCATCCCTACCTTGTCAGGAAGCGCATTGAGCCTCATGGGATCAAGATTGACCGTGCGGGGCGGTTGGTGGTGCCGGTGATTGACCAGGCTGGCGAGATACTGAGCTACCAGACCATTGATGCTGATGGCAACAAAAGGTTCTTAAAGGGTGGCAAGATTGAGGGTGGCTTTTATGAGCTGCGTGGCAATCGTAAGGTGATTTTTATTGGTGAGGGGTTTGCTACCTGCGCCAGTATCCATGAAGCTACGGGGTATACAACCCTTGTGGCGTTTGATTGTGGCAACTTGGCCAAGGTGGCCAAGGCGGCCAAGGAGATGTTCCCTGGCAGCCGGATCGTGATTGGCGCAGACAATGACCAGTTCACTGAGGGCAACCCTGGGGTGACGAAGGGTAAAGCTGCAGCCAGTTTAGTGTTTGGTGAGATCGTTTACCCCAATTTTGCGGAGTCTGACTTGCCCAACAAACCAACAGACTTTAACGACCTGCACGTGCTCCAAGGCTTGGATGCGGTAAAAGAGCAGATTGAGCGCGTAGCAGGTCCAGTCAAGGACAAGCTGGCATTTGAGTTCACTAGAGCAGACAATCTACAGCTGACCCAAATACATTGGGTGGTGGATGATTACATTGAGAGCGACTCATTGGCGCAGGTCTTTGGTGACCCAGGCGGGGGTAAGAGTTTTGTGAGCATCGACATAGCCTGCTGCATAGCCACTGGCAAACCATGGCACGGGCACCAAGTACAGCAGGGGGCGGTGTTTTACATAGCCGGCGAAGGCCATAACGGCCTTGCCAGAAGGTTCAAGGCGTGGGAGCTGGGTAATGCCACTAGCCTACAAGGCGCACCACTGTACAAGAGCCACAGGGCTGCACAGCTGTACGACAGCACCGAGGCGGCCATTGTGGCTGAGTCAGTCAAGCAGCTGTCAACTGAAGCAGGCTGCATACCATCTATGATCATTATCGACACCGTGGCCAGAAACATGGGCGGGGACGAGAACAGCACCCAAGACATGAATGCTTTCATCCAACACTTGGACACCTACCTGCGCCAGCCATGGAAGTGCTGCGTCTTGGTAGTACATCACTCAGGTGCCATGGACAAAGAGCGTAGCAGAGGCTCCACAGCCCTCAGAGGGGCGCTACT